CATAGAATTGTGCTCCGGGCACATTAGCTGAAGTGTAGGTTGGTTTTGCAACATAAGCGTATCTTGATGCTACTGAAGCAATAGACAATTCATCCATATCAGTACCACTCAAACCAGGCATATAAGATATCTGATTTGATTGGAATAAAGATTGTTTCTTGGACGTGTCTACGACATCAGCATTACATAAGCCGGGCATCATATCTCTAACAACTCTGTTAGACTGTGTCTGCAGAGTTGGTTTAGACCACCCTAAAGCTTTAGCAGAATTTCCAAGATACTCTGAGACCCATGCTGCAGGACGTGCGATTTGTGATACCGCAGGAATCTTTCCAATTTCACTCAAGAATTTGGAACCTGACAACAGAATGGAAGAAACCATCGGTTTATCCGTTTCATTATCAGAAAGACCCATTTGAGGATTTGCAGCTCCTATTAACTCTATATTTTCGAAATGTCCGTATACAGTAAAAGGAATGGTAGTATTTCCTGTGGAAAAACTATAAGGTACGTAGGGAGATAAGGTTAAATAACCTACATTTCCATATACACCTATATTAGTTAATGGGAAATAATTCATAGCTGAAATAAATGGTACTCTTAATTCTGCAGATGTATCGCATGATAGATCTATTTCTACGTGATAGAGCTGAGTTCTAGCTTGTAAACTATTAGTATGAAACGTTTTTGACGCTACGGTCTTGGAATTGTTAGGAGCTCCTCCTGTAAATACAAAAGATAACAAATATCTTCCCATACAGAAACGAGTGCTATTAAGCACAATTTTAAAGACCATATCGGCTCTGAACCCTACTAATCCTTCTAATTTTCTACTCCAAAGAGTATTAGAAGTGATCATGGTGGTAGGACACAGTACATCTGTGAAAGTAGACACAGTATCAGTAGCAGAAAGTTCACTGACTCCCATAGAAATGGGCATTGGTTTTCCTAAGAAAGCCTTGATGTCTTGGTGAACGTAATCTGTTGATGACTCGTGTAAACTGCTATTCACAGGTAAGTAACTCTTCATGTCACTTTTAACGACATTAGAATCATCAAGATAAGTGGTAGTGGAATTCTGTTCTACTGAAGGCAGGACAGTTTGAGTAACGGCGTTATCACCGTTTAAAGTAGTAGATTGTAAGGAAGACATAAAGAGTATACAGAATTAGTTTATACTAATCCAAATTCCTCGTCGCGACAGCTAATAGGGGAATTAGTAAAACTACAGGGTGGTAAATTCAATCAGTAAATGTTATTGGAAGCGTTTAGCATGTATGACCACAATAACTTTCTGAGTAACAGAGAAAGACACTTCAATTTAATGAAGTTTAACTTTCGTAGATCTTCTCCATATCTCATATTATAGTGCTGACTCATGTAGGTTCTTCCTCATAGAGTAATGCATCAACTTAACAAGTCTCCCTGTCTAAAATTAACCTCAGGATGTCTCTGAGTGCCTCATCTTATTTTTACTAATAATCCGTGAGAAGGATTATTAAACCAGTGGTGATGTTATTTATTTAACAATAATAATGTTCAGTAGAGGATTCTCTACTATACACTACACTGCTAGTTTCATAATACATCACTGGGAGAGTATATTCAGAATAAAGATCTTGAAAAGCTTCTTGGATTTTAATAAAATCTTTACAAGCTCTCTCTTTATCATCAGACTCTCTTAGACTTGTCCAAATACTAAGCTCGCGTAAAGCATTAGTACCATTTTCTATAGCTTGTGAATTAGATTTCTTTTTCCTAGTCCACAAAGCCATTTCAATGCACACAGAATACCGCAAAGGAGCGGCAACTTTGTTAAATCTATTTAATCGGAAACACCTCTTCAGGAATTCTACTTCAAAAATAGGTCTAAATTTAGTAACGACTTCTTGTTTCGTTTCTGTGGTAAAAGTATACCCTATCTCACTCATCAAATGAGATATTGTGATCTCGTTAAAAACGTCCTTATATTTATTTGCTACTGAGTAGATGACATCATCACCTCCCGCACAAATATAAACATTTGAAAAGAAATCGACATCGGGTAAGATCCTATACCAGCAATGCATGAAATTTAAATGATTTATAATACAATTAATTCTGAAAGTGGCAGGATGTCCAGATCCTAAACTTCCATTCCATTCATAAAGATATTGTCCGTTAACATGATAAGAATCATAAAGATCCATTTCAAGAATGCGTCGAACATTGTTTTCTTCCTTTTTACCTTTATAGAATAAGTAAGTTACATAACAAGCTGCTCTCATGTTAGTACTACTATGCGTAGTATCAAATCCGGAATAATCTCCGGCACCAACTTCTAAATCATTGAAATGTGTCTTATCAACACTTCCAAATTGATTTAATTTCTGATACAACTTATTCCAATCTTCTGAGTTTGGATTAACTCCTGCACTACAGACTATATCTAAATTATTAGCATTAAACCACATATCAAAAGAAGCATTATACATGAG